CAGTAACAGCTACTGCAGATAAGTTAATACTCATTTTAATATCCTCGAAAAAGAGATTTTAATTTTAAATAGTTTTTCAAGGTTTTCGCTGAGTGCCCAATAAATTTGGTCAGCATCCAACCTAAATTTATCGAGCCTAGAAAGATAGGGTATTCGATGCGCTAATTATAACACCGAACACCCATACTTGTAAATATTAACCGCCAAATGATGCCATCATCTCTTGAACTTTGCGTTCATGGTTAATATCTGTACTGCGGAGTAAGTTACCATTTTCATCTTTTCTAAACATTTCTGCTTCCACATCAGCCCATGTTAGACCTTGTGGATGCTCACCGCCTTCAATGGGTAGCTTAGAAGGTACGGTTGCTTTAATAATCATTTCTATCAAAGCTACGCTTTCAGCAGTTGTAACTAGCTCTTGTGCCGCACTATAAGTTTCTGCATCTAGGTTGTTTTTCAAAAACCCTTCTACAGTCTTTAGTCGTTGAGTAGCATTCTCACCTAGCTTCTGCATTTCCATTTCTTGCGTAACTTCTTCTACAGCTTGCTCTTGTGCGGTGAGTAGTTCCCATGCACGACCAAATGCTTCATCAGACATGTTTGTGTCTTTAGCAAACTCGGTTAGCTCAGTTAGTAAGGCATCATCAGACGCAACACCTTCAGGGACAGTATAGCCATCTTTAGGTGCGCCTTTAAATCCACCAAACTTCTTCTCTAACTCAGTGTATGCTTTTGCTTGTTCTGCTACTGACTGGTACTTATCAGACTTATACCACTCTGGTGTTTCACCTGCACCCTTAATACCTTCGGCTAGAAAATACTCACCCTCATTTAACGTGGGTTCGGCATTGTCTAACAAGGTATCAGAAGTAGCTTCTTGTACTTCGGCTTGTTCTTCGGACATATTAACCTCTTACTTTAGCTTGTTGTATTAAATTAATCACATACTTAACTACACCTGACTCACCATTATGATAAGCCGCTTCGTAGTCTACGTTCTGCGATTCAAAGGGAGTGTCGTTGTTATATATGAAACGTGATGTTAAGTCTTCAAGCACCTTCTTTCCTTCAGGCGTAGAAAAACATCCATTGTAAGCTTTAGCTAATTCAATGGATTTAATTCGTTGTTCTTCTGCATATTTAGATTTTGCTTCTACTGTAGCATTATCTATTTTGTTCCAACTCAAAGCGTTGTTTGTCCCTGCATCGGTGGCTCACCTGCTGACATGCCTTGCTGTGCGGCTTCTGCTCCTGCTTGTATTACTGCTTGCTTCTCACTTTCACTTCTTACTAATGAGGCAGGCATACCTGCTTTGTTAGCAACCCAAGTACCAAAGTCTTCTAGCTTAAATCCAATCTTAGCCTGATCTGGACCTGCGTTTTGTAGCACAAACTGTACAGCTTGTTGAACAGTCAGTATGTCTTCACTATCCTGCTGTCTTGCTAGTGGCGACATAAACTTAATATCAATGTCTCTACCATCTAACTGTAGGGGCTGAATGATGCCTCTACGAGTTAATATAGCAACAACACGCTTTATAATAGGGATTAATACTTCAGTTTGCAAGCGACCAAATGCAGAACCTATGCGTTTTGCTAGTTCACGCGACTCAATAGCTACCTCTGTAGCTGATCTGACAGCGCCAGTAGGATCACGCAAATCGTTAAATAAAGCTTTTTTGATGCTCATTTGCAGGTCATTGATAACAAACTGCGACAACTGTAGGTTAGCGCCAGTATCTAAACGTCTTAATGATGGGTTAGAGCTGTTGTTAGAACCAACTGGAATAACAACACCCGGGCTTATACTAATATTGTAGGGGTTAGTCACGCCATCATCAGTAGCAGTGTACATGCCTGCTAGGTCAATAGCAGCTTTCTGTAGGGTAAACTCTTTAGCTTTGTTTAATGACTTAACATCAGGAAGAGCTTGTAGAGCAGGACCACGACCACGCACTTCACCTGCTACTTTAGAGTAACGACCAGTTACCCACGGTGATGATGGACCAAAGTCTTCTGTCCATGAAACGCGATCTTCTTTATTTACCCATAGGCAACCGTAATAGGTTTTAGACTTAGGCAAATATACAACGCCTTCGTGTACATCAACCATAGTATCTGGCTTGTCTTTTATTAAGTTAGCCATTGTGGGTGATGCTTTGAACCCTGACCACTTTCTTGGTAAGTCTTTTGCTTTAACTTTGAATCTGCGCCAGTGCGTCTCAACACTTCCTTGCGGACCTTCCTCAAACGCAATACCTTTCTGCGGTATGGCATTAAATACAAGCGGCATATCATCGTCATCTTCCTCATCAATTCTAAGAGTACCAGTACCAATCAATAGGTCTAGTGCATGCTCATAGAACTGTGTAGCAAAGTTCGAACGGTTGATGTAGTCAAAGACTTCTTCTGCCTGCTCTTCTAGGTTGCGCTTAATGTCTTCTTCAGATACATCAAACTCACCAGATTGTAGTAATTTTTTTACGCGAAGAGATGGTTCAAACGTAGCCCATCGTGACCAGATAGGGGCTATGTTTTCTTGTAGCTTACTTGCACCTTGTTGAATAGCCTCAAGAGCAGTTGAGTCGAAGATTTTGTCCATCTTCTTTTGCCCTGCAACCTTTGTCTCGAACAAGTTTCTATTAGGAAGAAAGTATTCGTAGGCATCTTCTAACGTATCATGCCAGTGTGTTGATCTTTTAAACGCATTAGCTTCTCTTTTTTTCAGATCATTAAGAGAGCCTAACTCTGGTGGAAGCTTCATTTTTTCATCCTTTCTATGCCGCCCAACATTCTTCTAGCAAATGGTGATAAGCTATCCCTGCCTCTATTGTTATTTTGCACTGGTTTTGGTTTTGGCGCAGGAGTAATGCGAACTCTATCTCTGCCTTGAAAGCCTCTTAATAAAGATTGAGCGCCAACTTTGCCTCGAGCTTGCGCTTTTAAACGTCTTTCAGTTCGTTCGATTTCTTCATCAAGTCTGCGTTCAGTTCTTGCTTCTAAAGCTTTTTCTTGTGGAGTTGGTGGTGGTGGTTTAGGTGCTGAGCCGCCCATTTTGCTTCCTCATGTATTTATACAGTTGATATGGTGTCCAGATAAAAGGTTTGTTAATACCTAATATCTGCTTTGTATGCCCTACACAAGTATTAAGCATGAACAAAAAGCGTTTACACTGTTTGGGCTTATAACGTAATAGAATAAAATTTTCGTCAATTATACCATTTTTTGCGTCAATCGTGAACAAATCATAACTTTTTGTTGACTTACCGCAAACAATTAGCCTATTTTGCGATGGTTTTACCACATAACAGTGTCTTATTCCTTTTTTAAGGAATAGACTCCACCAGTTAGATGAGTCATTTTTGAATACTACATACACATCAGAAGACACTGAAGTTGACCTTAGCTTGTGTAGGTTTGGTAAACTTACCGCTTCCACGTAGTGCTGAACGCCCCTCTCCCTCACCTTGTAGTGCGTACTCTAAGGCTTCTACCGGGTGAGAGTATTCATTCTTATCAGGTTCATCAGTGTAGTGCTCCCCTGATTTCTGTACTCTACGGTAACAGAACCCACCTTGTAGACCTTTACGGATCATAGAAGCTTTAGGTAGGACAATGAATCTAGGCTTGCCATCCATACACATCTCTTTCATGGGTACTTCTAGGGCGGCTCTACGCTTTAATGGGTCATTACTAACCGTTGGTTGACAGGGAACGCCTGCCGCACGAAGTATTTGGAATGGGGTATCTGAGTTTGATTGGTTTTTATTGTTGCCAGAAGGATCACCCCACCCTTGGAATTTGTGATTAGGATATTTTTCTTCAATATATCGTTTAAGTGTAGGTGCAAAATCAACAGCACCAGAGTCAGTAAGTACCATCTCATCGAAACAAATCCATCTACCTATAGAAGTTCGTTGTATAAACGCACACGCAGGTGTACGACCAAAGTCCATACCTAAGACGATAGGGTAATCAAAGGATGGTTTAAAGTCATCCATGTGTTGACAGTGTACGCTATCAGTGTACATAGGATGTACTGGCTTACCGTTCGATACAAAACCATATTCATTGGCTAAATTTACCTTTATCCAGTCATCAGACTTACCATTTAGACCACGTTCATAGTAGCCATCAGGCAAGTTCTTTAAGTTTTCAGCATTAGGGTTTATCTTCCACTCTTCGCCATCTTTATAAACACCGCCTGCCTGCCTAAAAAATGACCAATCTTTGGGTCGTTCAATCTCAGCTAGCTTGAAATACCAGTGGTC